GTAATTATGCTCAAACTCTTAAAACCAATCTTATTAAAGTTCTTTACTACAACTGCTGTAAAGAGATTAGTAGTTGATCTTCTTCGTGCAATTTGTAAGCAAACTTCAAATACTCTTGATGATCGTGCTGTGGATATGTTGGAACAACAACTGTTTCCTAAAATGAACTGAGATGAACAATCAAGAGTTTTTTAAAATACTTGTTGGTGAACCACCTCTTGAAGTTGAATTAGAAATAGAAATGAAATGTAGAGAGGTAGAAGAATTACCAGAAAGTATTATGAAAGCATATTCTTTTGCTTTGGTAAAAGAAAACAAAATGCAAGATTTACTTATTATG